TAACGGTACTACTCCTACGCTAGACGTTGACTTTGCTGCAGGTGATGACTTCGTAGATGGTTTTGATGCTACAGGTACTGGTTACGCTGCTGCAGGTACTAACGGTCATGTGGATTATACTGCTGTTACTACTTTTGCCAATCGTGTCACCAGTGCGGATACGATTGATATCAAAGTAAACGCAGGTGCAAATGACGTTTCAACTGGTAAAATTCGAGTGTATGCAATTCTTGCAGATATTTCGGGTATAGATGAAACTGACAGCTTGCAAGCAGTAACATTCTAACTAACTGGATTGGGGAGGGGCTAGTTCTCTCCCCATTCCTTAACTTTAACTAAGGAGTATGTACTAATGGTTTCTATGACAACTGACCTAAATAATAGGTTTTTGCAGGTGCCACAGTATGCAAGCAGCTATGATTTTACTGCTGGAAATGCTCCGTTGATGACTGTCTCTGGTCTTCGTAGGACTGTAGAAGCTATTACAGATTCTACCAAGACTTTGGTTGCAGCAGATTCGGGAAAAATTTTCACTTTAGATCGTGCGGCGGGTATTACTATTACTTTACCTGCTGCTGCTGCAGGATATTTCTTTGACTTCATTGTAACTACTACCTTTACTGGAACTTGGCAGATCGATGCTGCTTCAAGTGCAGATACTTTACAAGGTGGTTGTTGGATTGTAGACAAAGATAATGTAGATAGCCATGTAGCTACCAATGCAGGTGCTACGGTAGGTTGGTCTACTCCTGCTGCTGCTGATCACCAATTCGTTGCAAGTGGAGACACTCTAGGACGTTTTATAGGTAGTCGCTTGACTTATTTAGCTGCAAGTGATTCCAAGTGGATTGTCGATGGTGTTATTTTTGGTGATGGTACTTTAGCACTTCCGTTTACCTAAAATATAACTCAATTATTCAGTGCTTGCTGTAACAGGAGTACTGTATAGATAACTAGGAGGTTACTATGAATGATTTAAGTAAAATGTTCATCGGTTTTGATCGTATGTTTGATCAAATGTTTACTAATATGAATAAAACATCCTACCCACCTTATAATGTAATAAAGGTAGGAGATAATACATACACATTATCTATGGCTGTTGCAGGATTTTCTACAGAAGACTTGACTATATCTATAAAAAAGAATACACTAACTGTCGCAGCTAATAAACAAGAAAAAGATGATTGTGATTATACTTGGCGGGGAATTGCTAACAGAAGTTTTAAAAGAGGTTTTTGCCTAGCCCCCAATATGCAAGTTAGAAACGCCAAATTAAAAGATGGGTTACTAGAAATAGACTTGGAAAAAGTTATTCTAGAAGAAGATAAAGAGAAAATAATTACAATTTCAAAGGAGTAGAAAATGAAGATACTTTCTGCTATTTTATTGTCTGCAGTGATTGCAATAGCTTCAACTACGGCATTTGCCAATCCTAAAAAAAGTGGATTTGTTCCTGAACAAGAACATATTGAAATGCTCTATCCTACAGTTTTAGTGCGTGTGGGTACTGGTTCTGGTTCTGGAACTGTTATTTATTCTAAACAAAATGAAGAATCTGAGTATGAAAGCTATGTTTTAACCAATTGGCATGTAGTTCAAAACTACGTTAAGTTAACTAAAGTTTGGAACTCTGATAAAAAAGAGCATGTAGAAACGGAAAACAGGCGTCCTGTAAATATTGATCTGTGGGAGTACAATAACTATTCTACTTCAGTAGGCACTATCGGTAGAGTTGCTAATATTGTAGCTTACGATAAAAGTAGAGATTTAGCTTTATTACAAGTAGCAGATACAGAACGTGAAATGCCATATGTAGCTACTTTGTATCCAGAAGATAAAGATGACGGTCCTTGGATTTTTCAAACAGTATATGCTGTTGGAGCAGGGTTAGGTAAGCCCCCTTTTCCAACTATGGGCCTACTATCAGGATATGGGAGGGACCAAAATGGGAACGCATTGTATTTGTCCAGTTCTCCTATAATATTTGGTAATTCAGGTGGCTCCTTATTCGTTTATTCACCTAGAAATTCTTATGAAATGGTTGGAGTACCAAGTATGGTATCAGCTTATGGCTGGGGGTCGGTTGTGTCGCATATGGCGTGGAGTCGTCCGATCTCTGAAATAAGAATCTTTTTAAGGGCTAACAAATTTGGTTTTATCTTAGGTGATAAACCAGAACAAGAAGAAATCGAGGATAATGACCAGTGATCTACAAAGACCTGTAAGGCTAGTAAATGCGGCTGCTAATTTAACAGGAACAACTTTAACTACTGTTTATACAGTACCTGCTAAAACTGTATCTATAGTTCGTGAAATATTCATAGCAAATTATGATTCTAGTGCTAGAAATTTAAATTTGCAATGGACAGACACTTCTGCTAGTGCAACTTACAGTCTGATACATGATAAACAAGTAGCTACTGATGATTATCTAAGATTAGATAATTTAAATATCTATTTAGATGCAACAGATGTTTTAAAAGCTCAAGCAGCTACTGCCAATGCTTTTTATGTATCTGTATTTATCGAAGAATTATTTACACCTATCTTGTAAGGATTGATAATGAACTATCTCACTTTATTTAACAACGTAATGCGAGAATTGAACGAACCTACTATTACAAGTAGTGTAAGCAGTCAGACAGCTTCTTTTCATGTATTTATTGCAGATACAATAAATAAGGCTATTCGTGATATAGATCTGCATCAGCTAGAGTGGCCTTGGAATTATACCTCGGCTGAGTACGCTCTTATACAAGGTAAAGAAACTTACAAGCATCCGGTTAAACTTACTATAAGTGGCGGTTCTGGCACTTTTAGAAAGCATGAACGTATAACAGGGGGTACTTCTTCTGCTGTAGGCGTAGTACAAGTTTCTGAAACTAGTTTTATAGTTGTAGAACCTATATCTGGTACTTTTGAAGCAGAGACTATTACAGGAGTTCTTTCAGGTGCTACAAGGACAGTAGGAACTGTTGTAAATTCTAGGCATGTAGAATATGATAATATTATGCTAGAACCTAGAAATGTTCTAGAAGGTGGTGAGTTTGCAGTTACTACAGATTACAGTAGTTATTGGACTTCACGCTCTAGCAATCCGGCAGGTACAACTACTTCCGGCACTCCTGCTTTTAGTAACGAACATAACGGATCTGTAGTTCTAAATGATGGTACTATCGATACGCAACTATATGATGCAGATGGTAAAACTGATCTATCTGAAGGAGAAACCTACAGAATAAATGTTCGTTTTGTATCGGGCGATACTAGCGCTACTACAACTACATTAAGAGTATTTGCAGGATCATCTTCAGATAAAGATGCTGATCTATCAACATCATTTACTACTACTAACTTAGGATGGGGTAAGACCTACACAACTACTTTTACTCCTTCTACACAAACTCCTTTTGTAACTCTTTCAAATGAAGCCAGTGCAAATGTGCATGTAGATTTTATAACTGTATCTTTAGATCAAGAAGCTAAAAAGCTAAAGTTTTTAACCTGGGAAGAATATAACTCTAGGTATAGTGCTTATGATAGTAAGCGTGATCCTAACAGATATGATACACCCTCTGTTGTAACTAAAAACTTAAATAACGAACTGGTAATTTCCCCAGTACCTAAAACCGGTGGCTACAATCTAAAATTTGACTTTTGGGATGAGCCTACAGAATTATCTGCAGATACGAGCACTCCAGATTTGCCAGCTAGATATCACGATATAATAACCTCCAGAGTTAGGTACTACGCACATACTTTAAGATCAGACTATCAAGCTGCTGCTCTGTGCTTACAAGAATACGAAGAAGGTATTAAAAGATTACGAACAGAAAATATAAATACTAATAATTATATAAGGGCTGTATAAATGCCACAAACTTCCCAACAACAACCTTTTCCAGTAGCTTGTGAAGGTGGTTTAATTAAAGATACAAGTGTCTTGGCTATGCCCCCTGGCTCTTGTAAAAAGTTAGAAAATTTTGAACCTTCCATAACCGGTGGGTATCGTAGAATAAATGGTTTTAGTAAATTTGATTCTAATGAATTGTCAGGTTCTGGATCTGTACTTGGAATACAAATCTTAGGTTCTTCTGTTATTGGTGCTAGGGGAGCGCATCTAGAAAAAAGCACGGGTTCCGGTTGGACAAGTATAGTAACGAATAGAACAGATGCTGGTAGATATGATTTTACTAAATACAGATGGGCTAATACAGAGAAAATAGCAGGTGCAGATGGTGATAACCAAGCTTTTATTTATGATGGTAGTACTTACACACTATTAAGCGGTACTGGAGCACCTGCAGATCCACATACTGTAGAAGAATTTAGAAATCATCTATTTTTTACAGGAGCTAACTCGGGCAATACTAGCCAGATAGATTTTTGTGCTCCTTTTTCTGAGAATGATTTTACTGCTGCAAATGGCGCAGGTACTATAGATGTAGGTGATAAAGTAGTAGGTTTAAAAGCTTTTAGAGATCAGTTATATATCTTTTGTGAAAATTCTATATTTAGACTTGCTGGTACATCTATTGCAGATTTTCAACTTGCACCAATCTCTAGAAATATTGGATGTATAAATAGATTTTCAATTCAAGAAATAGCAGGTGATGTTGTATTCTTAGCACCGGACGGTATTCGTACTGTTGCTGCTACGGAAAAGATTGGTGATGTAGAACTTGGAACTATATCTAAAGCTGTGCAAAGTACCCTAACAGCAATTACAAGTGAAGATATATCATCAGTAGTAATAAGAGAAAAAACTCAATATAGATTATTTTTTCCTAAATCTTCAGGAACAGCAGAAGTAGCTTCTGCCGGTTTAATTGGAGTTTTAAAAAGACAATCTGCTGCAGATTTAAATTGGGAATGGGCTGATATAAGAGGTATAAAACCTTATGTTTGTACTAGTGACTTTATAGGTGATACTGAATATATATTACACGGTGGTTACGACGATGGATTTGTGTATAGGCAAGAATCTGGAAATAGCTTTAATGGGGGTAATATCCCTGCAACATATACTTCACCCGATTTAACTTTAGGTGATCCTGGGATTAGAAAACTTTTAAAAAGAATAAATATAAATTATGAAGCAGAAGGAACTATGACCTTTCAGCTTTCAGCAAGATTTGATTATGAAGATGTTGATATAATTCAACCAGCAGCAGTATCCGTTAGCGAAGTCGGACTACCTTTATATGGATCTACTGCCTATGGAAGTGGTTTTTATGGAGGATTTGGTACGCCCATTTTACGGCAACTAATGGTAGGTTCCGGCTTTGCAATAGCAATAAAAATAGCACAAAATAATTCTACAAATAATCCCTTTATAATAAGAGGGTTTGAATTAGACGTAGTACCAGGAGGAAGAAGATAATGGGAGCTACTTATACTAGACAAAGTTCATCTACTATTGTAGATGGTGCTACTATCGAAGCAGCACATTTTAATGATGAATTTGATCAACTTGTAACGGCATTTGCAGCAGATACGGGGCATAGTCACGATGGTACTAGTGCTGAAGGTGGTGATGTAACCAAGCTTTTAGGTACGGCTATTACTATCGGTGATGGTACTGCTGGTACAGATATTGCAGTTACTTTTGATGGCGAATCAAACGATGGTGTTCTTACTTGGATGGAAGATGAAGATTACTTTAAATTTTCAGATGATATCTTAATTAACAGCACAGAAAAATTAATGTTCCAAGATACAGGAACTTACATTTATTCTAATGCTGATGGTGATTTAGATTTAGTTTCTGATGGTACAGGAATCGACTCTATTAATATAGAATCGGCTGGGGGTATCACTTTAGATGCAGGTTCTACAACTCATGGTATTACCTATGAAGATGATGGAACTCCCATGTTACAAATTACAAACAGTTCATCTGATGTAGTAATTAAGCCTTTAGTTGATTCAAAAGATATTATATTTCAACAGTACGATGGAACGGAAGTAGCAAGAATTGAAGATAATGCTACTTTTAATGTTTCTTCAGCGGGTAAATTTGCTTATGCAGGTACGGCGGTTACAACAACGGCGGCGGAATTAAATCTAATTGATGGAGGTACTGCCAGAGGTACAACCTCTGTAGCAAGTGGCGATGGTATTCTTATAAACGATGCCGGTACGATGCGAATGACTAATGTTGATACTGTATCAACCTACTTTGCAA